ACCCGCAGTGCATCACCGACCCGAAGCTGAACGCGCGCATGCTGGCGGCACACAATCTAGCGCTGGCCGACGACATCCCGGTCGACAGCGACGAATATTTCGAGCGCATCGAGCAGGGGATCAAGTCGGTGAAGCAGCAGCAACAGCAGGTCGAGAAGAAGCCCGCAGCCGACGGGCGCCGTCCCAGCTCGGCCGCGGCTGCCGGCGGCGCCACCGGGGGCGGCCTCAATGGCGGCACCGTCCAGGTCAAGCTCACCAAGGGTGAGGCGGCCTCGGCGACCGACGGCACCTTGGTCTGGAACTGGGATGATCCGGGCGGGAAGTTCAAGAAGGGCGAACCGATCGGCCTCGCCGAAATGGCGCGCCGCAAGCACGAGGGCATGAAGGCCGGCCTCTACGACCGTAACAACGTCGAAGTGTAGGTTGCCCGTGTTCCCATACATCCTTTCCAAGGAAGAGGCCAAGGAGTTGAAGATCAAGTTCTTCTTCTCCGGCCGCCCTTGTAAAAACGGGCACCACAGCCCGCGCTACACCAGCACTCACATGTGCCTGGATTGTAGAAGGATGCACGAAAGGGCCCGGATCAAGGCCAACCCGGCTGCGCATCGGGAGAAGTGCCTGAAGTGGTATTACGCGAACCTGGAAAAGGGGCGCGAGATGGCAAGAGAGTATCAACGCAGAAGGCGTGCATCATGAGCCTTGTCACCGAGATCCTCACCACCGACCAGATCCACGATCTGTGGGGCGCCGGCTACACCATCGTCAGGCGCCCCGCCGACCCGTTCGAGGTCGATCCGAAGATCATCCCGCGCGGCATGTCCTATCAGTGGAACGACAGCCCGGAGAAGCCCGGCTGGTCGCCGGTGCTGTTCACGGACCATGATGGCGTGTTCGGTCCCTACGGCATGACCGGCTACGTCTACCGCGACAACCTGTTCCTGTGTAAGCGGCCCAAGGCCGAGGTCGAGCACGATCTGGAGCGGGCGCGCACCAAGGCGCAGCAGAACGTCGCCGATTGGGCCGCCAAGAACGCCGCGCTCGGCCTCACCGGCTCCGTCACGGTCGGCACCCAGACCGCGGTCGGGAAGCTCGATTCGCTGAAGAAGGTGAAGGTCGGCGACCTCGTCGAGATCGATACCGACGAAGGCTTTGCCCAGGTCGGCTCCACCAAGACCATCGAGACCATCGTCGCGATCCCGCGCGATATGACGCCGCACATCCCGGAGATCTTCAAGGAACGCGATCGGCTGGAGGCCGAGGTGGTGCGCAAGGACCGCACCCTGGCGCCGGGCCCGATCGCTGATAAGTTCTATGCGGCCGTCGAGGCCGACAAGGGCGCACCCTGGTGGCCCACCCTTCGCGCTATCTTGCTGCCGATCGCGGTCGACAACGTGCGCGCCAACCTGAAGAAGGAAACGACCGATGAATGACGCGATGGACATCGACCAGCCGGCCGTGCGCGCGCCGAAGAAGAAGCTCACCAAGACCAAGCGCGCCACAGTGGCCGCTCCGCAGCCCAGGAGGGCCGCCCAGGCGACCGCAACGCCGACCCGGGCCAATCCCCGCCCCGTCCCGCCGCGCTCTGAGGCGGCTCGTGAGGCCGTCCGGGAGAACCCCCGCGAGGGCGCGATCGTCGCGCTCGGCCGTGACGGCGCCCGCCTGACCCGCCGTCGCATCGCTAGCGGAGACCCGCTCGACGTGCCGCGCAACGAGATCCCGAAGGGCTGGGACTACCAGTGGAACCCGGTCACGGTGCTCAACAAGGGCATCAACGAGATCCTGCAGGGCGACCTGCAGATGTACCAGAACGGCTGGCGCCCGGTGCCGGCGGCGCGCCATGCCGGACGCTGGACCCCGGTCGGGTTCGAGGGCGAGATCGTTGTCGGCGGCCTGCGCCTGGAGGAGCGGCCGTTGTCGCTGTCGCAGGAGGCCCGCGACGAGGACGAGGCGCACGCGCGCGCCCAGGTCCGCGACCGCACCGACGCGCTGAAGCTGACCCAGAAGCAACTGCCCGGCGCCAGCGTGGCGCGCAGCCGTGGCCATGGCGGCGGCCTCAAGATCGACTTCAACGACGACGGCCACGACATCCCGCGGCCCGAGCACGAGATCGATCCGGACAGCGGCGAGTTTTGACCCCTTACCGCGCACAAATGCTGATCTTCATTGCGGGGCACCATCGATCGGTGCCCCGTAATCGTATCCTCCTGAGATTGGGACACCAAAAATGGCCAAGGTATTCGTCTTCGTCCCGGCGTTCGGCCGGCAGATCACCACCACCACCTTCGAGACCAGCCACGCGCTGATGGGTGCGCTGATCTCGAAGGGCATTTCGGCGAACATCGCCTCGTTCTCCTGGCCCGACATCGAGGAGATCCGCAACATGGTGCTGTCGTTCTGGTACGATGCCATGCCGGACTCGACGCACCTGCTGTTTCTCGATGCCGACGTCGGCTTCCCGCCGCAGGCCGTGCTCGACATGCTGACCTTCAACGAGCCACTGGTCGGCGGCATCTATCCGAAGAAGTGCTATCCGCTGGAGTGGGTGGCGAGCGGCACCGCGGCGCCGGAATATCGCCAGGGCTTCATCGAGGTCGACGGCCTTGGCGCCGGCTGCCTGCTGATTCGCCGCGATGCGGTTGCGATGATGCTGGAGAAATTCCCCGAGCTGGTGCGGCCCTACATGACGATCCCGGACCTGCGCTTTGCCGGTGCCAGCCGCACCTTCGGGTTTTTCGATTGCCTGCGCGTGCCGGAGGGCAAGGTGAGCGAGGACATCTCGTTCTGCCGCAGATTCCGCGAGGCCGGCGGCAAGGTGTGGGCGACGACGCAGTACACCTTCACGCACGAAGGCCCGCATGCGTTCGTCGGCTGCTTTGCGCAGGAGCGCGCGATGAAGGCCGGTCTCGACATCGTCACCAAGGCTGGTGAAGCGGCCGAGTGAACGTCACAACATGTTGACAGTGTCGGAACTTTTGCTGTAGGGAAGATTCCGACGCTGAGAACATCAGCAGACGCTGATCCGCCTTAAGGCCTGATCAGTTCGGCAGACGCCCTGCCACGTTACCGAGCGCGAGCTGCGGTCGGACCAAACCCAGGCGAACATCCTAGCCATGCGTGCTGTGGAGATGCCTCCGTAACCCGGAGCGATTTCTCGTGGCCAACACCCAGGCAACCTTTGGCTTCCGCCACATCGGATACACCTCCGGCGGATCCCCCGACTATCAGCTGGCGACCGGCGTGATCCTGTCGACCAACACCACCAAGATTTATCGCGGTGACCCCGTCATCGTCGACCCCACCACCGGCAAGATCAAGCAGGCGGCCGCGGGCGCCACGCAGGCTCTCGCCGGCATCTTCGACGGCTGCATGTACACGCCGGTTGGCGGCACCCCGGTGTGGTCGCCGTACTGGCCCGGCGCCGGCGCCTCGGTGGACGCCACCGCCTACATCATCAACGCTCCGAACGCCCTGTTCATGGCGGCGGCGCTCAACACCTCGATCGTCACCGCCAACATCGGCGAGAACGTCGACTTCGCGATCGGCACCGGCAGCACTGTGACCGGCTTCTCCGGCGCCACCGTCGACCAGTCGACGCTCAACACCACCAACACGCTGCCGTTCCGCATCGTGGCCCCCGTCACCACCCAAGGCAATTTCGGCGTGGTCGGCAACGGCAGCGATCCGAGCACGGCGTATGGCTGGTGCGTCGTGACGTTCAACAACACCACCTTCAAGCAGCTGCAGGGTCTGGCCTAATCAGCCAGCCCTCCCGGTGAGGAGCTAAACATGCCTATCGCACTTGCCAGTATCCGGTCCGAGCTGCTGCCGGGACTGTTCGACGTCCGCGGCTCTTACGAGATGATCCCGCGCCAGTGGGACAAGGTCTTCAAGACCCACAAGTCGGCGATGGCCGTCGAGCGCTCGACCCAGATGGCGTTCGTGGCGCTGCCGTTCCTGAAGGATGAAGGCGCGGCGACGCAGTTCGACAACAACGCCGGCGAGCGCTTCACCTGGGCGTTCGTGCATATCGAGGTCGCGTTGGGCTACGCGATCACCCGCAAGGCGATCGACGACAACCTCTACAAGGCCCAGTTCAATCCGACCAACCTGAAGCTCCAGGAAGCGTTCGCGCAGTTCAAGGAGATCCAGGCCGCCAACGTCCTCAACCTGGGCAACGTCTACAACTCGGCCCAGATCGGCGACGGCAAGGCGCTGTTCGCGACCGACCACCCCTGGGATCAGGGGACCTGGGCCAACACCTCCTCGACGCCGAAGTCGCTGAACGAATCGAGCCTGCTCGCCGTCATGGCGAACGTGCGCTCGAACTTCGTCAACGAGCGCGGCCTGAAGATCCTGGCCCGCGCCCGCCGCCTGATCGTCCCGGTCAATCTGCAGCCGGTCGCGATCCGCCTGATGAAGTCGGAGTTGCGGCCCGGCACCGCCGACAACGACGTCAACGCCATCCTCACGACCTCCGGCGGCCTGCCGGAAGGCTTCCTGGTGATGGACTTCCTGACCTCGAACTATGCGTGGTTCGTCACCACGAACATCG